GGATGAGAGGGGGAAGTAATCGTTGCATTCTCTGCAATATAACTTTTGATAAAGGATCCCAATACACCTATCATGTTTCCCAACATAGATTGGCGCACTGTGACTCAGTCTTGTCTTTTGGATGTAATCAATATTGAAAGGGGTATTAACTTCCTTCCCAAACATGATTTCAGTAACTTTCATTTCAAGATCAATCGCTTGATCTCCCATTGACAAGTCGCATTTAGCGACATCGTAATTAAACTTTCCTTCCAAAGAACCCACTCGGGGGTCTTCGATTTTCCACAATCCCGTCAAATCATCACCTGAATGTAGTACATTTAAGGAGTTGGTCCGCGTAGTAACTTGTTTTAACCACTCTCCATAGAAATAACCATTGCGTCCAGAACAATACACTGGATAGTATCTAATTCCATCCACTCTACTGTAACACCAGTCCCCATCAAAAATTGCTACATATTTTTTAGATAAATAGTAATCCATAGGTCCCAGGTTGACTTGATTTTCATATGCACTTAGAAATATTGGTCGCGGCTTGAGTTCACCGTGGCCGTCCGCATCAGCCCTAATCAGGACTTCATCTTCTTTCATGAAAATGTTGAACTTATTTCGGATTTTGTAAGATCCAATAACTTTAGACTCGATTTTTAAAAGGGACGCATAACTATGACCTTTATAATTAGTTATAGCTGCTTCATACCTTTTAACGTTTTGGGGACAGTCTTTCTTAATATGGTTCCACCATTGTTCTTCTAAATAAAAAGAGTCTGCACACTTAGAATTTAAAATAGGAATATTTAATAATGGTAACAACTTATTCCACTCGTTTTCACGAATGTCCAAAGGGTCGATCAAAGCGGCCATTAAGCGATGTTCCACAAGAAATTGTAATCCCAAGGTTCCACTAGTAGGGACTGCCATTGGAACATTGCATCCAAAACCTACATACCAATTTTTAATCTTGTGAAAGTATTCTTTTGGTGTGTAAGACATAAATTGTCTAGTCAAAGATTTTCGAGCGATCTTGTCCACATAAGGTTCTTCGATGCAAGAAATTTGAGCTTGTTCTGGGGTCAGTTCCAATAAAACGTCTAAAGCATGAGAAGAAGGCGTAGTCTCATATAGCGCACTTCCTCCCATTCCTGTCAGAAAACAGGGCATCATTGAACCAGGTACAAATAGATCCGCCATCTCAGTAGATAACAAACCCAAAGCAACAAAAGCATGTTTACTTCTCAAACAAAAAGTGTTGAAAACAGTATGTAACATGATGGCCCAATGAAATGAGCCGAAGCCAGTCAAAAAATGCATGGCAACGGTAACGAGCGAGGCGGGCAATCCCATTTGGCTCTTTAATTTATACTCAACCAAACCAAATCCCAGAGTTATCAAACACTTGGGGACATGGAAAGGGAGCAAAAGGTTCACTCCTACATGAACCTTGTCCTTTACAAACTCCTCTATAATAGGAGCTCCAACTAGATGGATCAAATCATCTTTGACCATCTGCCACCTTCTATCGACAGGACTCGAGACGTATTGGCCGATCTTGGCAAAAACCTTTTTAAACAAGGTTATCATCTCTTTGATAAAAGGCCCCAAAAGTGTTTTAACACTATCTGGGATCTGACTCTTGATCCATATTATATTATCAGACCAATTCTCATTGATTATGGCCACTATAATAGGAATGGTAGAACCTACTACAGATTTTTTCGCTATCCAAGTCAGAAGAATTAAGACAGCTGGACGCCCTACTTTTGCCACCCATTCATTCGACATGAATGATAAGACAGCTGAGTAAAGCTTAGCACTCGCTTTATGTAGGAGTGCCATAAGATATACAAACCAACTAGTTTCAGAATTATCTCCGAAAAATCTAGCAGCTCGATTTTTAAGTTTTGCCCTTAAATATGTGGGCAATGAATTTTGAATTGAGGTTAACAAATCACAGTTCATCCAATCTGGGATGACAGATGCCAAGCTTATCAATTCGTTCTCAGTGTTACTCATTACATCCAATGTTCCAGAATGTGTTAAAATTTTTGAAAGTTCAACAACTTCTCTGAAAGGTGTAACGAGATCATAAGAATTTAGTTCTGTACTAAAGCTCCTCACTCTCCATGAGGCCATTGTTGGATGTTGGTCTTTTGCCAACACCTCTTGTACAAGGTAAGGACTATAGAGTTTCCCTCCAATATATCCAAACTTCAGGCTTTTGTTAGTTAGTTCTAGTTTCTTTGCATGTGCTGATATTTTTATAGCAGCAAATCCTTTTACAGATTTTAGGATCGTACCTCTATCTAATAAGAAAGAGGCCGTGGGATGGTTGTAACTAATGTGTTCTCCTCCATCTGCTATGTGGACGTATGTAACATCCTCTTCGCAGATCCAGGTGTATCCTCCCCATGATCCGGCATAATCTTGTTCAATATGTCCCAACCAATACAAAACACTGTTGGAGTTAAAAACTTTCGTCTGCAACTCTGCTAGGTCGTGATAATGGTCAATCACAATTAAATGATTATTTTCAGTCAAGTCCAATTCCTCCAAACTATCCACTAATCGATATGAAAT